TTTTTCTTCTTTTTTAATTTTCATATCAACTCCACTTCAATGGCGTACTGCACGCCGGACATGTAGCATGCAGTACCAAACAGGACAATTGCTAGCAATTGTAAGTACAATAATTTTCTCATACCGCAGTCTCCGGATTCATTAACTTGTGCAAGTCAATGTGTTTTTTCTGTTCTGGTGTAGCGTTTCTAGTTACCCAGTCTGGTGGATAATCCATTCCAGATGAATTACTGTGGTGGTCTTTGTAGTGTGATTTTCTTGTTATTGCACGCGTATAAGCCTTGAACACATCCTCCATGTAAGGCTTATCTTGTGTAACAAACTTTTGATAAGCTCCTGTAGTACGTTGGTCGTATCCATCTTCAGTTTTGTATTGATCAGGCATACATAAAGGTAAGTCTTCCAATACTTCCCAGTTAGTATCTTTTTCAGCTGGAATGTTGAGTGGCAACTCTTGTAAAGCATGTATTACACTTTCTGTTTTATGAGTTTTGTTATTAATTCCATGATCTAGAAATCGCCATTTGTATTCTTCACAAAGTGTCAAGGCATGCATCCACAACCACCAGTAGTTCATTGCGTCTTCTCGTACCCAAACACACGAAGGATGATTTTCATATGCTTTTTTATATAACTGCAACATGTCTGCTCTTTCATCGCCATCAAGCACGCGATGTGCAGTTGATAACATTTGTGCAGATTCCACAATCATTTTTGGTATGAGTTTATCTGGCAGCTGCAGTGCAGCTAGTCTTGGATCTTCGTTTACAGCAAATATATTCATATTGATACTCCTAATAGATTAAGTTTAAATACAGATTCTTTTGGTATTGCGAACCACGCCCATGGTCTTACAGTATGTCCGCAAGCTTGGGCATCAACTACAGGTTTTGTAGAATGAGTAAGCCAACGTCCTGTACCGTAGCCCCAAGGGTTACCGTTTTGTCGGACATACTGAATATGCCGTTTAAAAACATGACGAGGTCTGTCAGGTATTTCTTGACACCATGCGTCGTTGTAGTAACGATCAACAATAAGATTACCAGCACGCGGTGAAAAGCCAGTAACTTTACAACGAATGTAACCTTGTTGGTATTCAGCGACTAACCAGTCGCCTTCGTTAAATATTTGTTCGGCTTTTACGCCTTCAGGTAATTCATAGATACCCTGTATAGTTTGAAAAGTACTACCTGTTACTTGATCTTCAACGGTGTCGGGGCCAAACAAAAAACCGTTTCTTTGATACGGAACGTTGTTTTGGTCACACCACCTTGAAGTTTGATTGTTATATCGGTGTTGATTTTTGCTCATGATTTTCTCCTTCATAGTCATAAGTTTCTAATAGTCTTGCTAAATACCATTGGGCTTTTTGCAAGTCTTCTTTTTGGTTCTTGTATTCATAACGCCATATGTATTTTATGATGTTACCTTTCAAGTAGCCTTGGAATTGTCGGGTGGTCATAGAAGCTTGAATAGCTTGTATGCACTCAACTTCTCCAGCGTTGTAATGTGGGGGTTGATTTACATTATCCATAATTACTCCTTAATTGGTTCGTAACAGTTAGCTTGGTCTCTGACCCGCTTAAAATCATAAGTATAAACTTAAAGTTTTGTCAGATATGTATTAACTACAATAAACAGCCCAGATTATATAATTAAATTAGCGACTATTCATTATAGGTACATCAATCTAACCACTTATCTTGCATCGATTCTTAGGAAGTCGTCTGCGTCTTCGGACCTCTGGCGCACTGGGTTCCGCAGGTGGTTGTATCAACTAACTGTTACGATATTTCTTTTTCAAGAAATTACGATTGGACTCTTCGTACGCTTGAAAAGTAGGATGAACTTCCATGCCATAGGCACGTCGTTCAGAGCAATTCTTCTTGTACATACGAAGAGCAAATTCTTTATATTCCGTAGTGCTCGCAAAATGTTTCATACATCTCTCCAACTATTGGTATTTCTAGTTCGAACATTGTATCAATAGTTGCAGGGCTAGGTACAGCCTCAGTCCAGGTTGAAATACCTGAACTTTTAGCTTGCATTTTTAAGAAATCTTTAAATGTTTCGTGAAACAAAAGATACACAACATCTTCTTGGTCTGCATCATCTTCAAGAATATAACGAAGTATTTCTGACTTTATAGTCTTCACAGAAACTTCATCAAAGAATTGATTAAGAGTGGTTTCTAGCCATGTGCCATGCCACTCTGCCCATTCTTGTGCTTTACGAATTAATTTACTCATTTTCTTTTGCTGTACTTTTTGTTTATGGCTATTGTTATTGCTGAACATTACAAACCTTGATCGTCTGAGTATTGGTTGTGCTTACGCCAGTCTGGTTGTTTAGTTTCCCATGTTACTTTAGGTACAGAAAAATTCAAACCAAGTGCTTTTTTGTTTACAGGCTTAAGTTTTAGTTTTTCATGTACCATAGTCTTACGCATAACGTAGAGTACAAGAGAAGCAGTAAGACCGCCAACCATAGCAGCAGTCATACCACTGTAAGTCCCATAGAATGCAACCATAAGTGTTGCTGTAATCAATACATCTGCAAAAAGATCATGGCCGATGGTCTTACGACCACCTGCCTTAAGCGCTAGCAAAAGCAGACCTAGCGCGCTGAATATTCCTATTGTTAGCATTGTTTCTGTCCCTCCACATTAGATAGGCCATGTAGCCAAATTGTATTAGTTCGATAAGTATCCACAAAGCTGTTGTGATACTTGAGATTACACTAGACATAGTTATACCTCACTGATAGATATGCCATACTACCAACTAAACAAGTTAGTAACATGAACGTTAAAATATGTTGTAATACGATAGCAACTGCAAGTGTGCCAAGAAGTATTAGAACTCCATTTTTTACATACTTTTTAATTGTATGTTTAATTGACTTCGATGATTTCTCCATAAGGAGCCTCCGTAGCTGAATTAGTTATCCAAACAACTGGAAAGTGTGGTTCACTCCCAAAGTCATTTGACTCCAAGTCTGTGAGATAAATAAGGCAAGAGACACTTGGATATTTCTCTGCCATTTCCGCAATAGCTGGCCCAAATCTTGTACCACCACGCCCTTGCATTGTGACTTTCAAAGGCATTGATTCACGAGTGAATGTTTGCTCATCAGTCACATCTGTATCTGCTTGCATAAAGCGAACATTTTCTACGTTGGCATCAACCAACATAGACGATATCTCGCCTAAGTCTTGATTAAGTTCTTCGTCAGTACGCGAACCAGAGGTGTCAACGATGACACCAATCTCTTCGATACATGGTGAATACAAACTAGGCAGATACAAACCGTTAGCAACGAACCTACGATTAGGTTTTTGCCAGCTGTAATCTGATTTGTTATTGCTTTTCAAGAATCGTGCAAGCTTTTGTTTCCAATTGACTTGTGGCGACACAATCTCATCAACCAGCTTAGACAAGCTACCAGGTAGTTTGCCTTGTGCTTTAGCAGTCTCAGCGGCTTGTTGCACTGCAACTCGCATGTCTGCCTCGTGTTTACTTTGTGAACCACTGTCGGTCAAAGATGGATTAGGTTGGACACAAGTACCGTCAAAGTCAGACAGTCCAGACAATGCATCTCGACCACCATTTTGTTGCAGAGTGTTGTAAATCTCATCTGCAGTCATATCACGATACTTTTCATCAAGTAATCCGCCGTCGGGCAATATCATGCCAGCGTCAGTGACGACTAGGTTGATTACATAGTCGCCAGCCACATTCCAAAGAAATGGGTCACGCTCATTGAGACGAAGCACATGCATGTAAACACAATGCATAACTTCGTGAGCCAGCAAACCAACTCTTTGCTCAGCTGTACACTTGAGAAAGAATGTGGGATTGATTAGTAGCTTTTCGCCGTTTGTTCCTGCTGTTGGAATGTCTTCGGTAAACTCTGCTCCTAATCGAAGGCAGAGCGTACCGAAGAATGGTTGTTTCAACAACAACGAAGAACGCGCTCGGGTAAAAGCTGTTTTAATATCTTCCATTAGTCATTAACTCCTTTTGGTTTTAAGCGAAATTCTAGGTTTGCTTGCAAATGCTTTTTCCTTTTTTCAAGTTCTTTAATAGTATCAAGATACTCTTTCAAAACTTCTTTATTTGGTATATGCAAATGGTCAGCAACAAATTCTACAAACTCACTTGGGTTTTTCATAAACATAGCATCCATAAGTTTTTGTAACTTATTGTATGTGCTTGGTTTAATTCGAACAGAAAGAGTTTCTGATTTTGTTTCTTTCTTTTTATATTCCATTAGTCATCATCTCCTAGTAATGTTGAACCAAGAATCACAGCGTTGAAGTCGCCAGCATGTTGTTCGACAAAGCCTTTGTCTTGTTTAGCTTTTGCTTTACGCTCTGTTTTCTTGTGAATAGTGACCATTTTATCCGGGTCAACTTTTTGCACCATAGCTGCCAAAGCACCGCCGGGCCATGCTTTCAATGCTTGATTAAGCGTTTGAAAACGAAGCAACATCTTAGCAAACTTAGCGACTTCATTTCGTTTGTTGATGTCGTACATGTGTCTCTCATTAGATATCTCAAGAGCTTTGAGAACCGCTTCGTCTTGAGGTGCTCGGTAAAGATTGAATGCTAGTTGAGTTCTATAAGAACTACCTTTTAAGAATGGTTGTTCTACCGAAAGAGGCATGTTTGCACTTTGAAGTTCTGGTGTATCAATTCTACATTCATACTCTTGAACTAGATTTTGCAACTCCCAAGGTAAATCGCCATATCCTGGGTCTCTTTCTTTCTCGTCGTAACACTTTGTTTCAAACTGAACATTTAATACACTGTCGTTCATAAAAAATGCATCATCATCATCTTCGTTAAGGTCAAAGAACTCTACATCATTAAGCTTTGCTGCATCTTTGATTCTGTCAATAATAGGTTTGACATGAGTGTCATAGATAGCATCGCCAAGAGACGCAGGGTACTCTGGTTTTGGTTTAGTGTTTTCATAGCTCTTTGCATACTCTTTACAGAGGTCTACTGTGAGCTTGTTTGACATACGAACTGTAGCCATAATTTTCTCCGTTGTTACAATACGACATCTGAATTCTCTGAAATCCAGCTTTGTATTGTAGGTTGTTGAAATAACGCTCTGTCAATTGCAATAATGCTTTTGACTAGAACGACCTGAAACTCAGTAGGTATCTTCTTACCAAGTTTCATAATGTTTTCTAGAGTAGATTCTTTTGCTCTAGAAGCCACTGCACCTGTAAGTGCATACAATACCGCAGGATCCTCCGATGGCATGTATGAACTAGGGTTAGCAATCAAGTTGTCAATATCTGGCAACTTGTCTGCAATTTTTGCAAACGCAAGAAACTCTCCAGCAGGGCCTGTGCCTACAGCACCAGCAATACCAAAGAACAATCTTGAATCGTCCATGTTATCTGTTAGTCTCAAACGCTTGTCGACAAATGACCAGCTTCGAGGAGTAGGAAAAGCATACTCATCAGCTTTGAAACTGTATAGAAGGTTAGGACGATAACGCATAAAGGAAACCAAAGTAGTATTTACTTTGTTCTTTATCGCCCACTCGCACCAAGCATCCAAGCTAGGTTCAAGTTCGTAATGCATCAGTCTGTTTCTTACAGGTGAGGGCATTTGGTAGACTGAGGCACCGTCTGTTAGACGATTACCTGCAGCAAGACATGACCAACCATCAGGCATTTTGTAATTACCAACCTGACGCGTTAGTAGAAGTTGTAGAAACGCATTCTGTGTAGCAGGTGGTGCCGTTGGTAGTTCGTCAATCATGAACAAACCACGAGGGCCGTGCGTTTCTTCGGTAGGGAAAATATCTGGTGGTGCCCATGATGTCATTGCACCATAGGTTTCATTATCAATCACTCGTGGTATACCACGAACATCGACAGGGTCGAATAGATTGGCACGAAAATCTAGTAATGGTATGTTGAGTTCATCAGCGACTTGCTGTGGAATCTCGGATTTACCAATACCTGGTCCCCCCCATATCATAGTGTTAAGTCCAATACGCATGTTATCGCGTATCTCCTGTTTGAGATCCGTTGCTGTAACGGTCTGCATTGTTGTTGTATCTGACATAGTACTCCTCTTATCAAATAGTTATATTTCAATGGGTTCAATATCACGAATCTTAATTAAGTCGTTTCGTATCATTTCGCCCAACCTTTGGGTCGCAAGCTTTTTGTAATCAACTTGCTCGTCTACTGGAAATGGAGCTTCAAACTCCACTACAATAGTATTTTGTGAAAAAGAATCTACAAATGTAGCTCTAAACATTCTCGTAGCCATATGGCCTCCTAATTTGTTAAATACACCAAAAAAAGTAGGAAACAGTTTTTGTATAATTTGCATAGTTTGACTCCTTGTAAATAATAGTCACTAAGCGAAGGTACAAATCTAAGATTTGTACTGAGCAACTTATTGACTCAGTGTTACTAAGTACATTTCGGCATTTAAAGTGCATCGGATGAGCGTAGGCACGCCCTTCAGGGGGGCGTGCTAGCTTGACTAACTTTGTATGTATAACCTATCGGATGTGCGAAGGTACGCCCTTCCCGGGGCGTACGAGCGTAAGCTATCGGGCACACATGTATATGTGGCACACCTGCGAAGGTACATGCAGGTGAAGGCTAGGCTTAGCGCACGCACGGAGTGCGGTGCGGTATAGCCGGGCCGGAACCGAATGTACGAGCAGGCACACACGGCAGACTTTGATAAAATTTATAAAAAATATAGAAGCTAGGACTGGCTTTTGTATTAGGGAGAGAGCCAGCCCTAGCCGTGTTCGGTAGGGAAAATATAGAAAACCTACCACCAAGAAGTGTAATAAACTTCTTTACCTTCTTGTATCCATTCTATAGCTTTAGCACAAAACTCTATATCTTGGTCTTTGTATTGTTTCATAGCATCTTCTTGAAACTGATGTCCCCAGAACATGCCGTCAGCACAGAAAGGTAAGTCGTCGTTCATTACGAAGTTACGAATAATCTGTAAATCCGTTATATCTAATTGCACATTCTCGCCAGAATTAAACTCAGGTAGCACTGTGCCAATGCTTGCAGTCAGACCACGATAAAGAAAAGCTCGGTCTTCTTGGTCTTCTGGAATGTAAAGTTTATCGTTGCCTTTAACAGCATCACGAACTTGTTCTTCATCAGCAGGCACAGGCGTACCTTCATACTTTTTACAGAACCAAATAGTTTGCATAAGATTGTGTAGTCTTGAATGTTTACGCCAATCAAACTCGCAATTAACTTGAACTGGTTCTTCTTTGATTGGCACTACATTACCTTCTGTTTTTGGTTGAGGTTCGGCCCAACCAGCCATCATATCTAAGCCCATTACACTCTCTCATGTCTTGTAAGTGACTGACCATCAATCTGATACACCACTTGTTGGCGTACAGTTTTGCCATTCACTGAAGTTGATGAAATAACCTTTCGGTTTCCTATTTTTTTGCCCTTGTTAAAGGGTCTTGGTAGATTACTGCGATATTGCATATCTTCTCCTATATTAATTAATGCGAAGCCTAAGTAGTTATGAAAAGGTCTATTTTACATTACCTATTC